GAGACCAAAACTTCATAATATTTTTTTCTACTTTGTATCTTTTTAAATAAGTTGCTGGCGATTTGTAAATATATTTGTTTTCCACCAACCAATTAAAAAAAGCTTTTAAATCTTTAATAAGAGTGTTTTTTTCTTTTAATGTAGTATCTTCTTTTTCAATATATTGTCTTAAATCGTCCTCGGTTATTTTAGTTATTGGTTTCTTGAATTTATTTTTAAAATGTTTAGTATATTCTTTCTCTTTTCTAACTAGGGTGTTGTATGCTAATCTTTTTATATTTTGGCAATCATTTACATATTTAAGCCACATTTCATCAAAAGTTTGTTTGTTGCTAATCTCAACTTTCTTTTTCTCTTTAACATTGGGATTAATTGCAATTGATTTAGCAACTTCTATATCAAATATCTTATTACCTAATCTGTCTCTAGAAATAGTTGTCTTAGGCTCTTTTATTTGAATAAGATAATTTTTATTTTTTTTATGCCTATATATATTTTGATACCTAGTTTTTTCATATATGTTTAAATCCATATTAACCTCCTTTACATATAAATATCATAATGATATAATTAAAATGTAGTTGAGTAGGGTGTTATCTATTTTTTTCTGTTTGCTAATGCACTGCCAACTATCAATTTTGTTCTTGACTAGATTGCCGTCTAGTCTTTTTATTTCAAACCCAAAGATTTAGCAATAATGCTATTTCTTTTTCTTTTTCTTCCGCTTTTAGTAGTAGGTATTCCTGTTGCTTTTGCTAATTTAGTTTTGGCATTAGATATACCTAATAATCTTTTCATTGAAAACCCTGTTTTCATATTACCCTCCTTATAACTTAGTTCTTTTTTCTCTTGCTATTCCTATTATTCTAATAGGTAAGTTTGCTATATCATCATTACTATACATCATCATTTCATATCTTGCTGTATTATACGGAACAAGTGTGATTCCACTATCACTCAATAAAACCTTTTTAAATGTTGCATCATCCCCATTTACCATAACTGCACAATCTTTTCCGTTATACATTTCTTTATCTTCATTCTGCTCGAATATTACTATGTCTCCTTCTTGATATTTAGGGAACATACTATCTCCACTAATTTTCAAGCCATAAAATTTTTTGCCACCAGCAGTCCATTTTTTGGGTATCTCAATATATTCTAATATTTCTTGTTGAGCTTCTATTGGCATTCCTGCTTTGATAGTTCCTAATACTGGTATTTGGATCGTATCATCTGGTATATTTATTAAATCTCCATTATCAAATGATAAATCTTTAATTAATAAATCAGGTAAATCTATATTTAAAACTCTCGCTACTTCTTCAACGTTATCAATTGATGGAGTTATTTCTTCGTTTTCCCATCTTCCTATTGTTGTTTGATTAACTCCTACCAGCTCTCCTAGCTTGTTTTTTGAAATGCCTTTTTTTTCTCTCAAAAATTTTAAGTTTTTTGAAAACTTATTTCCCATTTTTCCTCCTTCCTAAACACTTATAAAATAAGTATCTATCGTAATTATAACAAACTTGTTTACAATTTTCAATAAAATTTTGTGCTTTTTTGCATAAAGGGTATTGACATGTGCGAATAAGCATAGTATAATGGTATCAAGATGAAAGGAGGAATAGAATGAAAACCACAAGAGAATTAATAGCAGCAGAGTTAAGAGGATTAAGAGCAAAGAAAGATGAAACTGTAGAAAAAGTATCAATTGGTTCAACTGTTAGCCGTGATACTATTACTAGATATGAAAACAATTTAACTTCTCCATCAATTGATAATTTAGAGAAATTGCTTAATTATTACGGTGTTGATTTTGATATTTTTTTTACTAATATATATGCGAATAAGCATAGAACCAAGGAGGTTTAAATGGAAAAGTTTTATTACAATTACAAAGATGTTATTGATATAACAGGTTGTAGTCAATCTCTAGCATATAACATTATAAGAAAGCTAAGAGAAAGTTTTAAAGAAAAATACCCTGAAGCAATTACAATCCAGGGTAAGATACCAAAATGGTATTTTGAAGAAATAATGAAAGTAAAAAGAATAGAAAGGAATGATTAAAGATGAAAATTAAATGGGGAAATGTGATATTAGCAGCATTGTTTATAACAAGTTGTTTAGATTTAGGATATGTATTCTTAAAATTATGTTTTAGTATTACTGGACTAACATGGTTTGGTGTAGTAACTACATTAACATCATTAACAATTGCTAGTACAGTAGGAGAACATCTATATGTTCAAATGCAATAAAAAAGATTTATTAGTTTGTGCGAACCAATAAATCAAGTAATTATATAAACAAAATTACTCTTTAAGTATAACACAAGAGTAACTAAATTGCAAGGGATATGGTTGAGTAGAAAGGCAAATGATGAACGAAATAAAGAGTTTTACTTTTTACAAGAATTACTATGACTTATTAGATAATTTGCCTGTAGAAGATAAAAGATTAATGTTAGAGGTAATAGTTGATTACATTTTTCGAGATGTCGAACCCATAGGTTTAGTAAAAATGAATTTAGCTATTTGGAACAATATTAAAATGCCATTAGATACAAGTAAGAAAAACTCATTAAGAAGTTTAGGAAATGGTGCTCCAGTTGGTAATAAAAATGCTTTAAAAAAACAAACCAAAAACAAACCAAAAACAAACCAAACGGATAACCAAAAACAAACAAATAATATTTCTAATTTCTTATTTCTAATTTCTAATAATAATTTTCTAAAAGATAGGGGATTATTAAGGGGGAAGATAGAAGAGTGGCTAAAATACAAATGTGAAAAAAAAGAATATTACAAAGAGACGGGATTTAAAACTCTACTTGCACGAATAGAAAGTGCCACGAGCCAATATGGGGTAGAAGAAATCATAAGTCTTATTGATGAATGTATGGCAAATAATTACAAGGGAATTATCTTTGAAAAGCTAAAGGGGAAAAAGGTTGAAAAAGTGCCTGATTGGTTTAATCAAACCACAAGTGCAGAAATTGCAACAGTGGAAGAACAGAAAGAAATGGAAAATTTATTAAGTAAATATCGAGGAGAATAATTATGGAATTTAGCTATGAAAATATATGTTTAGGGGATTTGGATATTGAATTTAATTATATAAACTTTGCAATGGAATGTGATGGAGATAACCAAGTAATTAGATGTGGAATGATTAGTGATGAAGAGACTAACACAGAAAGATAGAATTTTAGAACACTTAAAAAAGTATGGAAGTATAACAACATGGGATAGTTTCTCGTTATATGGAGATACGAGATTAAGTGATAAAATTTATAGACTAAAAAAAGATGGTTATGATTTTATAGAAGAATGGGAAACTAAAACGAATAGATTTGGTAATCCAGTAACATTCAAACGATATATTTTGAAATAAGGAGGATTAAAAGTGGAAAATGAATTTAAAGAAGTAATTACAACCCAAACGGTTGTTGAAGATTTAAAAACACTTATGGGGATAGATAAGTGGCTAGAAGCCAATGCTAAACTTGCACAAAAGAAAAATAAAGCAAGAAAAGAACTTGTTAAAATGGGTACTTTGGAAAAGAAAGGTAAAAATACTTACGATAACTACAAATACTTTACTGAAGCCCAATATAAGGATGTTGCTAATAAAATACTTGTTGAAGCAGGATTAGAATTAAAGCCAACTGAAGTAGATTATTATACATATCAAGTACCAGGAAGCAAAACACCAGTAGGAAGAATAGTAACAATGAAATTTACCTTAACTGATATGGAAACTGGATTTTATGAGGAAAGTATTATTCGTGGTGAAGGACTTGATAGAGGAGATAAAGCTGGATATAAAGCATATACAGGTGCAATTAAGTATTATCTAGCAAATACATTTATGGTACCAACTGGTGATGATCCTGAAAAAGAAACTCCAGATGTTGAAGGGAAAAAAGGCGTAACATTTAAACCTAATACTAAAAAGCAAGAACAAGAAATATTATCATTAATGTCTAAAATGAAAGAACTTGTTATTGATACTCATTCAGACTTTGAAGAAATATATAAATATTACAAAGTGGATGGTAGTTCAAATATGACAATGGAACAACTAAAAGATTGTGTTAAAAATTTAGAAATAAAAAAGAAAAAAATTGAAATGCTAAACGAAAGTGGACAGGAGGTAGAATAATGAATCCATTTGAAGTAGATATAAAACCTAAAGACAATTTGGAGTTGTTAATAAATGAAGTGGAACAACTAGAGATTGAAGTAAAAGAAAAAAAGAAAATAGAAGATAAGCTTAAACAAATAAAACAATCACTTGTTGATGAAGTTGAAAAACGTAATTTACTTAAGTTTAATTGGACTACACCTAATAACACAAAATTCACTTATGTAGCAGCAACAGAACCAAAAGAAAAAGTAGAACACAAATTTTGTGAGTTATTATTTAAAGCTGATTATCCTGACTTATATGAACAATATTGTAAAGACTTTACTGATGTACAAAGTGCAAAAAAAAGCTATGTAAGAGTAACTCTACCAAAGGAGTAGTTATGATTGAAACAGAAGAATATTATGGTGGTACATATCCTGAACCACACGAAGTAATAGATTGTGATATAGAAGATGACGATTATGACAATTGGTATGCAGATTACTATTATGAAGAAACGAAGTTAGGGATGATAGATTGAACATACTAGAAAAAATAAAACAAATTATTAGATTACTTCACGAAAACGAAGAAAGCATAGAAGTCTTAAAAAATAAACTTTCCGATTCTGATAGAAAGATTGATTATTGGTTGCATTATATTGAATTGGAGAATGTACCAGTAACACAGTCTTATAAAATAATAAAAGAAATAAAAAAATTAAGACAAGAACGAAGAACTTGCAAAAATGAATTGAGTTTAATGAGGGCATTTAAAGACAACGAACAAAAATTATGCAATGACCAAAATAGAGATATTTTACTGAGTGTTGTATGTAAAACAAATAGAAAGCAAGAAGAAGCTGTGTATAGTTATGATGCATATAATCAAGAAGAAATAAATCAAATTTTGGGAAATAAGGGGGGAATAAAATGAAATTATTAGGAGCGCTAGTAATATTAGGAGCAATATCTGTAATGATTTTATTATTATTCCTTTTTTGTGCTTTACAAATAGCGGGAGATGATGAAAATGATGAATAAAATTATTCTAATAGGTAGATTAACCAAAGATGTAGAGTTGAGATATACAACTTCAAACAGAGCATGTGCTAGTTTCACTATAGCAGTAAATAGAACATATACAAATCAAGATGGAAAAAGAGAATCGGATTTTATCAATATAGTTGCTTGGGACAAGCTAGGAGAGAATGTGAGTAAATATACTCATAAAGGAAGTTTAGTCGCAATAGAAGGAAGATTGCAAGTTAGAAGTTATGAGAATCAAGAAGGAAGAAGAATATATGTTACAGAAGTTATAGCTAGTACAGTCCAATTTTTAGAAACAAAAGAAAAAAGCGAACAAAATACAAACAATACTGAAAATGATCCTTTTGAAGAAATGAGAGAAAAAATAGATAACGGATTACCTGAAGAGGACGTGCCATGGTAAATGACAGACTAGTATTAGAAAAAGCAATTAAGTATTTAAGAAAACTATTAAAAAGTGATATTCATAAAACTACAACAGAGATACAAGAAATCAAGGAAACAATGGAATATCTAAATGGAATGATGTATCAATGCAAATAACAGGTAAACCAGAAGAATTAGCAATGTGTCTATTCAAACTAGACAAAGACAAAATATATGAAATAAAAGAACATAAGGAAATTAGAGGATTACAAGCTAATAAGTATTTTCATAAGCTAGTTAATGAGTTAGCAAGATATAACAGAGGAATAGGACATGCTATTAGTGATGATGAAATGAAACGTAATATTAATATATCCTATGGGACTTTGGCTACTGGAGAAGACGGACAAATATTAGGTGCTAAAGTTCCTAAAGGTACTAATATGTATAACTTTTATCCATATGCAAAATGGTATAAGAGTGAAGATAACTGTGATTGTTATTTATTTTATAAAAGAACGCATGAATTAAACAGTAAAGAGTTTTATCAACTTATCAGGGGTTTGGAAGAAGAATGTAAGAACGTAGGAATAAAAACTTTAGATGATCTAGAGTTTGAAGAAATGATGAAATCCTATGATGAGGAGAGAAATGGAAAAAGAAAAGGAAAAAGAGTTTGAGTTTCTAATGGCTTTTAAAAAGTACAGAAATTTAAAAAAGAGGGTTAAAGCAACAAACAAAGATAACAGGGATTTAAGAAAAACAATAGAGGCTCAATTTAATGAAAATGAAAGATTAAAAGAAAGGTTAAAAAGAGCTAATGCAAAAATAAGAGAATTAAGAAGGGAGATTAATAAAAATGGGATTATTCATGAATGATTCAAAGATTTTGAATGAACAGGCAAAGTATAAAAAGTACTGCGAATATTGTGGACATACTATATCATTTTATTTTTTTGAAAAAGATAGAAAATGTTGTAGTCATTGTGGAAGATATAACTATAAAAATGATTTTATAAAGTTTAAGTACAAATTAAAAGAAAAAGGATTGAGATTAGAAAAATGCGAAAGTTAGTATGGGTATTAATAGGAATGCTTGTAGGCAGTTATATATTTAATATTTATTTAATAGTAGAAATAAAAAATGATAAAAAGGAAATTCAATTATTAAAAGAAGATAATAAATATTTGACTTGGCAATTAAATGAAGTGCCAACAATAATAGAAAGTCATAAAGAAGAGATATGCAGATGAAAACAATATATGCAATGTATCGTGGTGATAATTTTATAGATTTGGGAACATTAGATGAATTAGCAGCAAAATATAAAGTAAAGAAGAAAACAATTGGATTTTATTGCAGCCCAGCATATAAGAAAAGATTAAAAGATTATTCCAAAGCAATTTGGATAATAAGATTGGAGAATGAAAATGAATAAGAGTAAAAAGGAATTATATGAAGAAAACAAAGAATTAAGAAAAGCAATAAAAACTTATGGTGAGTTTTGGGAAACTGATGCGATAGAAGAATGTACTAAACAAATGAAATTTACAAAGAAATCACTTTATATAGCAAGTGTAATATTCTTAATTATTAGTGCTTTTCTAATAGGATTAGCTTGGTAAGGAGATGATAAAGTGAGTGCTAAAGAGATGTTTGAAAA